TTTATTTTTTGGTCCGTAAAAAAGATTCGGTACCGTTGTTGCTCGAACGTCGGAACCAGGAATCTGAGAATATATCTGCTTACAGAACCACTGGTAGAAACTTGGATTGATGACCGTAGTTTCTAACCCAAAAACCAATCGGAAGCGAGGCCAGTTTTCCCGCGTGGACGGCGAGTAATACCCAAGCGTTAGATATTTTTTACAGATATCAAGTTCAAGAGCTTGTTCAACAGTTAGCTCTTGCTTTTGTACTTTGTTACCGTCTTGATCTTTATGGTCTGCCTGGTTATCAATATCGACAATAATCAGTCCAGCTTTTATAACACCAGTTGAGTTTCTCTGTCTTTTACCATCTTGTAAATGCCAGGCACATAAACCCGCTTGCTGACCCAACACCGAAGCCAGTTCACCCGTGGTGAGCTCGCAAGCATCCCAGTTCGAGTTGAACGCAGAGAAGTTGCCACCGTCAGCGATCTTGCCCAGCTCGGGATGGAGGTGAGGGACCACCCCGAGGTTTACAGAGCAAATGAACTTCATGGGTTGTCGCTGAGCGCTTCTAGTATGACCTGGTTTGGGGCTTTTGGAACCGAAGAAATGCTGAAGAACCCAGAGCCCGCCTGCCTTCCGGTGCGATTGATTCTACGCTGCCGGGTTTAGTTCGTAGTACTGTTTGACAACTTGGAACCAACTTTCTTCGTCTTTTTCTATTTCTTCGCCTCCAAATGTAAATATCTGAGTGTTGAATTCTTTGATTGCCGTAGTGACAATAATTTGTGTTTTACTAATTTTAATCCCCAAGCAAGCTTCTGCGGCTGCTTTATAAGCTGCTAGCTGCAGTCTGGTCTTCTTTGTTTTAAATACTCCGGAAATTAGAGCCTTTCGAGTTCTTTCGTCGATGTTTTGATTTTTGTTCGGGAATCTAGCTGAGTAGGGTCCGTTACTCGTCTTGAAGTCGGCGAGGACAATCTCAGCGTTTGCGTTCATGTAAATCAAATCGCAGCAGCCGGCATACCCGTGCCCTGTTTTCTCATCGTAATAATGAATACGACCGACACCATCATCACCAACGTATCTAGCCCAGCGTGGTTGATTAAAAGGTTTTTCAGACCACAGCACTCGACCACCTTCTAAAAGGTTATCCAGGAGCTCTGGCACTCCGTCCCAATATGGTTTGTACTGCTCTGATGGTATTACGCGAAGACCCCTCAAATAATCTTCTACGCTGTTGTGAATCCAAGTTCCTCTAGTAGCAGCTGCATCAGCAGCTCCTGGATTTAACGCATTCCAGTGAGCCAGCTTTGCCCGCGTGGCTTCTGTTTGAGTAGCGCTGAGAATAGAAGTGACTGAAGGTAGAGGTTTGGGTACGCCGTTACAAACGTAGTGCCTTAAACCATTAACCGTTACGCGTGTATCGGACACAATAAAGGTGTCAATTCTTTCTCAGCTTAGAATGAACTTGAGATCATAGTTCCTTCGTCTTCATCTTCATCATCTTCGTCGTCACCACCGAGGAAGAATTCTTGTTTTTGATACTGATAGTCTCTATTACGCTGCTCGAGCTCAGACATTAGGCACAGTGCCGCAGAGAAACTTTCTATAGTGATGTCTGCACACTCCTCTGCTGTGCGTGCGTTGCCCTGGTAATCAACACACTCAGTTAAAAGCTGCTGACCCACAAGCAACGCACTGATCTTATCTAATAAGATGTTCTGTTCTTTTTGAAGTTCAATTAAATGATCGAGCTGCTTGTACAGACGCTTGCTCACAGCTTTAAGTCTTGAGGGCGGTGCCAGCCTACTTCGAAATCTATTTGTGTATTGACAGCAGCTGCTCCTGCTTTTTGAAAAACAAACCACGCAGACGTCACAGGATCTTTTGCAGTTGTACCATCGGCACGAAATGAAGGCCGAGGACTCAAGATCTTAATGTTTGTGAGAGATGAATCTTGTAAGAAATCTTCTCGTGCCCGTGTGGGCTCCAAGAACGTTAAACGATCTAAGATGCACACACCTTTTCTAGAGATCTGGAGTCCACACTCTGTTATCCACTTCGTGTAGTCTTTCATACCTTGTGTAATTGCTATCGTCCAGTCCACACTGTTTTTGTGCGTAGCCCACCAGTCAAGATCAACTAGGTTCTCTTCGTTATCGTTTGACTTGATATCTGTTATTCCTTTCTTTCTGATCTGTTTTTCGAGCTGCCCACTGAAGTCGCAAGGCAGTAAAACCACACCTTCGATCAGATTGCTGTTCCCGATAGGATCAAAGATATAACGAGGAACGGTGTAGAAGTTGGACATGTCAAAAGGGCTGCTGGATAAACTTAAGTCACACTTGACTCTTGAGCAGAGTTTTACGCACCGTGCGTTTCTAGATGGGTTTGAAAAGCTGAACCCGCAAGAAGCTCGCGAGGTTCTTGAGATTGTATATGCAAACTACCTAATTCGAGGCAAGCTACTCGAGAAGATCATAGATTATTGTGTTGCGTATGGTGTTTACTTACCTTCGTTTGGTGATCTTATAGACATGTAACCACAAAAAAGGACGCTGTAGTAGCGCCCTTTAGTGATTTTTTGATGACTAACTGGTCAGAAGTCCAGACCTGCTGCTTGGAGAGCTGCTTTCTGTTCTTCCGTCAGATCCTTTTTGGCAGTTGCCTTTTTGGGAGCCGGCGGTTCCGTGGCCTCAGGCTTAGCTCCTGGTGTTCCGGCGCCAGCTGGCAGAGCTGACAACCCAGCCGGAGCTGCGCCTTCGAGACGTTTGGGGTTCGCTTCTATAAAGGCTTCTTTAATCGCCCCGTGATCTTCCCCCAGAGGAAGCTCAACCAGATTCGAACCGGGGATAGAAGAACGTAGTGCAGATGCCACCAGATCTCCTGAGCCAGCGTCAAGCCACGCTGCAATATCCTCGATGAGTTTGCGCTCTTCGTCAGTTTGTGCGGGCCGATCTTTGAATTCCAGCGCGTTGTAATTAATCTTGGCTCCATCGGCCCCCGTCATCGGGTCCCTCTCGTTGAAGGACTTCTGAACGAATTTAGTCGATGTGATTACCTCACCAACGTTAATCCGATTGTTGTAGAGCGTCTGGAAGTAGGAGATAAAGTTCTTTTGACTCGATTTACCGCTGATGATGCTAGTACATACGCAGCGTGGAGGAAGCAGACGATGAGAAGGTGTGACACCAATGTAACTAATACGAATAAACTCTTCATGCGACCGCATACCGAGGTTACCGAAATACGGCGTGAACCCAAGAAGGATGAATTCAATCGGTATACCGTTGTCGTTGGAGTCCGTGATGGCCGCATCAGGGTCAGTATCGGATTTCCAACGGCGTGCTTGAAGATCGATTCGGAGCGTGTGAGGCGGGATTTGGCAGAGAATTTCATCAGCCGAAAATTTGCCAGCAATAAAAACCATGATTGTTAATCAGAGAGAGAAGTCCAGTGATCCGAGAGCAGCCGTAGAGACGCGACCTTTATCGGGGTCTGCCGCTTTGGCGGGAGCAGCTTTTTTGCTGCGAGGCAGGTAGAGAATTTTCTCCACACCGTAATTAAGATACTTGCGATCTTCCTTTTCGGAAGTACTTACGCGACCCACAGCAATAGTCGGTGTGCCTGGCGCAAGTTCGGCAAGTTGAGTTGAAAGGCTGTCCCAAGCTGTCAGCTTGAACCAAGCGGTTTCACCTTTTTCATCTTGCCAGGCCAGCGAACGGTTGGTTACTGTGTTGTCACCGAGCTGAGTTTCTTCAGTCGCAGGACCGAGGCCACCTGTGGAGATGAACAGGTTTACTGCCAGCAGGTCATCCCAGTTCTTGTCTGTAACAACCAACATGGGCTGCATCTGTAACACTCCATCCGGTGTTGTCTTGGTTGGCCCAATCGCAAGGATCGTTTGATTTTCTTCGAGAGTCTTGAGGATCTTGCCAACGTAATGATCCTCCTTCATTGAGAGCTGGACCTTCGTGGCTACCCGCTTGTCGCTAGAAGGAAGGGATTCAGCGAGTACGTGTGTGATTTTGTTTTCGTCGGTGTCGGCGCCATCAGTGACGCGGAGCCCGAGTGTGAAGATGTTCACGGTTTAACGTCCGGTAAATCGTTGAGCGATGTACGTTGAGTGCCTTGGCGATTTCCCTAGCAGGGACGCCCTGGCTGGAGAAGGCTAGTACCAAATTCACGTCCGCGTCCCCTAGTTTTGAGGCCTTCATTTTTTTGTAAGAATTGTGGTAAGGGTTTACACACAATGGGTTTGAGCATGACGGTTTGACACAACCATCTTTATTTATTTCTAAGTAATCTAAAATCAGTGGACGCACGTAATATTTCTGTTTCAGAGCATAGATGACGGGAGACTTGTTGCAAAACCTGCCCCACCACTCATCACACTCTTCGTGCTTGAAATCGCTCGTAGCCAGCCGCCTGAATAAATAGGACAACTTGCTTTCTTTTACGCTCTTGTACGTCAGAGCAAACGTATCTGCCTGTAGAGCTCTGGCTATATCGGAGGATTGCGCTTGCGCGTGGCCAGCGTCATTCGCGGCTAAAGCTATTTCTAAAGTGCTGTCTGCCTTACCTAGTACCAAGCAATAACTAGTAGACATCGTTTGGCTGGAAGTCGGCCGCCTCCAAGATACGCCTGCGGTCTTCCTCGTTAGCCGCGAAGATTGGATAAAGATTCAGCCATCTGCCGAACCTACCTTCCAACAGCTTTTTAAAAAGTTTCACTATCCTCTTTCCGATAACTACTCAAGCGTAAACGCTCAGACGCTCGGCGTCACTGCTTTGGCTTTTCGATCGTTCTGAAACCTGTAAATACAGGGGCTGCAGCTTTGGGTCCCTGTTTCTCTTCAAAGGTTTTAAAACCAGTAAATACTTTTGCGGCTTCTGTCCCACCCACAGACCTAGGCCCCGTGGGAGCCGCCTCAGTTCTCTTTGCAGGGGACCGAAGCTCTGGGTAGTAGTCCAAAAGGACTGAGGAGGTGTTTCCGGAATTACCTAAGGAAATTCCGAAGTAATCACCTGCGTATCTGGTTGCCATCTATGGAGACCTCAGTCCTTAGATTCTACTTATTTTCTATAAAAAACCTCTTAAGGTCAAACCCTGGACCTACCGTACCCTTTAGAACACGCATAGTCATTTTAGCTTTTTCGTGACATGTAAAATACATAGCTTTTTCTTTGTTTGATGTGTAGCTTACTAAGTTGCGCCTTTCTTTATCTAAGCACTCACTTACATACATCGAGTCTTTAATAATTACCCACACTTCTTGGAAACGCAGGAGCGGCATCGCCTTGGTCTCGTCGAGTGTGTACAGTCTCGACCTTAAGGTTACCTTTTTATTAGTTTTCTTGACTACACATTTTGTAGTTTCTTTTGTCTTTTTTTTGGTTTCTTTACAATCTTGCTCTATCGGGTTTTCCAATAGCCTCTTGAGGTTTCGTGCTTTGTTAGCTGCCTCTAGTGCACTCGAAAAAACATCAGACGTGAAGCAGATTCCGTTAGTTGTACGGGCACAACCGACGTAACCGTTTTCCGTTTTTGCGGTGAATACTTCTTTATCTTCAACGACCTGCAAGTTAAAGATAGTCACAGAAGTTGTCGACTTCTTTTTACTTTGCTTGGGGACTACATCTACTTTTATTGGCTTCTCTAGTTCTTGTGCAACGACAGAAGCCTCGTGGACCTTCAAGCGATTCTGTTCGTGTTCAGTCGTCGATTTCATCCCATCCCACAGGATCGAAGCAAAATGCCTCCTGTCTCCTCTTTTGTTTGTTTTGACAAATACTTCTTTCACTGTCCCTAGCCGCGTGTTGTTCACGTAGCCAGCAATCTTGTCCTTAAGCTTTTGATCAGAGAACTCACTGTAGCAAGTGATGTTCTTGATACCCAGTGTGACTCGATCACCAATTTTGAGCTTGCTTGGTGAGAGGGGACGTTCGCGCTTTTTGGTGTTACTCATTTTTCAGACCAGGTTTCTCCGTAACTAGCGTCTGCTTTAGCAGGCACCTCCTTTAAAATCGTTTCAGCGGCTTCTTTCATACAGCGCTCAAGTACTTCTTTGTAGTACTCAACTTTTGTTTCTACAGCCTCTAAAACGATTTCATCGTGGACACAGGCAACTAAATAAGCTTCGTCGCACAGATAAGGATTGAGCTTCGCTAACGACAGCTTAAGGATATCAGCACCGGCACCTTGTATAAGCGTATTGGCACAGGCAGTCATGGTTGCATCTGAGTACGAAAGCAGACGCCTGCGACCTAACGGAGTTCTCACGAAGGTCCACCCATCTTCGACCATCGCAGCACGCTCCCGGTGCCACTGCCTTAAACGTGGGTATGCGTTATGGAACGCTGTGTGAGCTACTTTTGCTTCTGATAGAGAAATGATTTTTCCGCTTTGAGCTGCGTACGTTTTGTACTTACGGAAGCCCATGCCGTATAGCAATGCAAAGTTAAGCGTTTTACCTTCCTGTCGCTGGTTCTTCTGAACCTCTTCTAAAGGTATGTTGTAGATCAAACTAGCGGTAACCGTATGGAGATCATGACCTTGTTTAAACGCCTCAATCATCTGAGGGATTCCGATCAGCTCCGCACCGAGGCGTAGCTCAATCTGACTGAAGTCACAGATGATCAGCTTGTAGCCAGGCGTGGCTACGAAACATTCCCGAAACTCTTTGTCTCTCGGAATCTGTTGAGCGTTGATCGCAAACTGACTTTTAACTTTCTTGGCCGCTGTTTTCTTAGCTCCGCTCGAAGTAAATCTTCCGGAGTTTGCTCCGTACTGGTTATAACCTGAGTGAATTCTGTGTGTTATAGGGTTGATATTTGCGATTAGTTTTTCTGCGTGTTCGAGTTGAGTTTCGATTTTTGTGCGCTTTCGATAGAGGTTTAAGAGCGGGTCATCCGAATCAAATTCCGCGAGCTGGATCTGATTAAGAGTGCTCTTTCCTGTTCCTGGATTTGTTGGAAGTGCAATGCCAAGTGCTTCGAAACACTTTGTGCATTGGACACCGGATCCGGGGTTGAACTCTTTGCGTAAGTTTTTTCCAATTGCCAGTGATCCATCGGTTCTCCTGGGTAGCTTTAGATCCTCTGGTAGAGCGTCGTCAAGCTTAGTGCAGAATTCTAGAGTAATTTCATCTAACTTTTGCTCGATCGTGTGCTTTAGGGCTATTAGCTTAGTAACATCTACGTTAAATCCTTTGTGACACATCAGTGCCACGGGGCGTACGCATTTCGACTCCAACGAGTAAACATCAAGCAGAGCTTCTTCTGCTAGCTCTTTAAGTTGATCCGCAGCGATCGTGGGGAGAAGGTCAACGTCCTTTGCTGCGTATTCGATTTGCTCTATATCAAGATCAGGTTTGCTCCAGTCAGAGATCTGTTGTTCTTTACTAATTTCAATCTCGAGTCGTCGCTCAACAACAGCCTTCAGTGAGCAGCTAACGTCATCGAAATATGGCTTTTGGAGTTTCGGGCTAACTTTCTTTTCCTTAAAACCAGCCCGCAAACAACGCTCAGCTACATAAGTATCGAATACCTTTCCTTGATAGTCGATGCCGAGAGACAGCAGGAACTGAAAATCGAAATTTAAGTTGTGGCCGAGAATCATTTCCCGGCTTTCGATAAATTCCTTTAGCCCACTGGTATCGGTGATTTTGAACAGATCGAGAACGTATACCGTTCTGTCAATAGTCTCTGTCGTACACAGCTGAAGCAGTCGAGCTTTAGCCACGTGCGAGTCCAAACCAGTCGTCTCGAAGTCCAGGCATACCTTGGGAATTAGCTGCAGCTCCCCAAGAGCTTTTTGGTACTCGCTGTTGCTTGTGATGTAACGGATCTGCATGTGACTTAAAAAGGGCGCCTTTCGACGCCCCGTTTTTGTGGTTGTTGGATGAAGCTTTAAGCAGCGTAGACCCTTCTTTCGCGGATGCGACTACTCCACTGGTGGCTGATGAAGTCTGAGATGTCGCCCCATTCGTGCGCCACTTTCTGTCCCATCGCTGTGGGAGTCACAGCATAGACAGTCCGGCGCAGCTGACGGCTGTTTTCATCCAGATCTTTATCCTTGCTACCGAACTCGATGTGTTCGCTCATTTCGATAAGCCCCCACTCTTTGAGCAGAGCTGCCCCATCACGAACCGCGTTATACATCGGAGAGGCGTGGTAGCAGGCAGACCGAGGGATGCCTGGCCCCTGATTCAAAGTTCGGTAGTGCCCATCTGCATCTTTTACAAAGCCCATGAAGCACTGCGAGTCTGGGCTCACAGATCCCCGGTAGGCCATCCCATTGACGGAGCTAGTGGCGATTTGTCGCAGGGTCCGGCTATTGCCGTCCGAGATACCGTCGAGAATCATGGCAGCTCCAATTGCTTTCAAGCTCTTCATTTGACAAAGAGCATCGATTGCTTGAGCCGGTTGGCTGAAGGTCTCCTTAACTTCAATCCTTGAGATCCGGTTTGCGTCCGTACGCGTATACGTACGCTTTTTAGGAGTCTCGACACCTTCGATAGCAAAGCGTGCTGCCAAGGAAGCAAGCGTGGGATTTTTGGTTTCCACGCTGATCGAAAACAGCTTTTTGGCATCGATCATTGTTGGATCGATGTGCTCGGCAATGTCTACGACAATTGCGCTATCACGGCCTGCTGCACTCAAGAGAGCACGAGCTTCGCTGTTGTCCAGGCTGGTTTCACCGATTTTGAACTTGAAGTTCATGTAATGAAAAAATGGAACGAGAGAAGCCTATCTTTCCAATGCACACCCAGCCAGATACTTCAGATTATCTTAAGGTTTTAGTTAATGCGGTTTACCCATCAGCACTTCGTTCGCTAGTGTCATAAGGTCGTACCAGTGCAGCATATCCGTCACTATCTGCATTGACATCAACTCAAAGTCATGTTCGCTCAGCATCAGAGCCATCTCTACCTCCGCTTTGTTGCTAAGTTTGCGTACACCATAATTCTTGTGTAAAAAGTTGCTCAGCAAAATGCAGTGTTCTGTTATGTTTTTGTCTACTAATCTTGTTATGTTAAATAGTTCCGTTGTTGGGACATAGATAATAACTGCTTCTCGGAACCTAAATAATGCTGACTGGTTCTCAGTTAAATTATGGTACGTATCAAATAATTGTTGAGCTACCCAATCCTCCAGCTCAAATCTCTCCGTGGCAGGAGAATACTCTGCTTCTAATCTTTTAATAGCGGCTGCTTCAGCTTGTCGGTTCACTTAGGAGACAGCGCTTGTCCCCTAATTTAAACCTGGTTTATATGGTCTGTGTTTTATCGCATCGCGTCTTGAAACAGTTCGGCACTGCTTGGGTCGTCTAGAGGATCTACAGTGTGTACATTATCACTGAACTCTTTTAGCACACGGGCCTGTCTGCCTATGCAGAAGCTGTTCCACTGAACACCGTGCTCTTGTTTGAACGCATTTAGACGGCGCACGAAAGGATCAGATACTTCGGCGTTTCCGTCTGTAATCATCAAGATGTCCGCTTTTTCAACGAAATTGATCTTTGTCAGCGCGTGGTCGATCACCGAACAGAACGAAGTTCCGCCTTTCGTTGTCCAACTAAGAACAAAGTTCAGAAGTTTTTCGTTGTCGGCTCTGTCTTTCTCCAGATGAATACTTTTCTGAACCACCGTGTCGAATAGGTGAATGTGTGTTGCCCTGTTTTGCTTCAAGCATTCCTCTGCGATGACATAAGCCATAGCTTTCGACCAGAGCTCTGACTCACCTGCCATCGATCCGCTGATATCGATGTACATAACAACAGGACCTTTATCAAGCTCTTTGATCTTTGCTTCGTAGTCCTTAGTGAGTAGAGTCTTTTGGCTGTACTTAAGAGCAAACAAGGCCCGCCCTTGCTCCGTGGCAGCCAGCGCGATCTCAGCTGGGTATGCTTTGATGACTTCATCAGAGAATTTCGCTCCAACGATGTCACTGTATTTTGTCTGTGCTTTACGTGCACGCTTCCGATCCGCCCAAGCTTGACGCAGAGCACCTAACTTCCGGACCAGTTGCTTGAGGCCAGGGTTTGCACCAAGCCTTCGTGCAAGCTTGCGCTTTTGCTCCAGATCGTTCAGCGCCACACCCTTCCCTGCTTCGGAACCAGCAAGCTGGCTCATTGCTTCCTGAGTGTCCTTAGCGCTTTGGTGCGCTTTATCAATCGCTTTATCCACTTGTGGTTGGAGAGCTTCACCTGCTCGTTGGACAGACTCTTCGAGCTGTTGGCCTAGCTCCTTTCCTTTTTGGCGAAGTTGAGCTGCCTTTGCATTATCCCCTTCTCTTTTAGCGGCCATGAACTGTTCTCGGATGTCCTGCAGCTCTTTGCCTGCGTCTGCCAATAGTGCGACGTCAAGAATCCCCTGTTCGATTTGAGATTCGATTACTTCACTCAGCTCATTGAGCACATTGACAGCATTGTTTCCTGCAGTGAACTGATCGCCGACCGAGAGACCCATCAACCGTGGCCATGCCGGTGACTCACACACTTGAATGAATAGGTTCACCCAAAAAGCTGATTCAGGCTTGTAACCCTTTGGGAACTCTGGATTCTGGCCGTTCTGTTTCGCACGAAAGTACGTTTCAGCTTCATCCAGAGTGATGACCGTAGTGCACTGACCGCCGTTGTACAGGAAGTCGAACAACTCTTTCCCGAAACGAGAGAGCTGTTTGATGTTGTACCGATCCTCCAGATACTTAACGATCGGCCGAGTGTCCCGAACAAAGTCATCCCACAGGAAGTCCGACAGTGGAGAAACAGCAAGAACCAAAGGTTCGTTGTTTATCAGGCGGAGGAACTCGGTGTTTGTTTTCATGAGGAGAGGTTCGAGATGGATGTAGCTACAGATTGAGAGGAGGATTCGATTGCTTGGGCGAGTTTGGTAGCAGTTTGTCTAGCACCTGCACTGATTCGATACTGACCTGATTCTAAGATGTTGTCTAGTTTGTTAGAGAGTGTATCCAGATCACGGTGCATCTTTCGCAGCTTACCTACCAGCCGGTTTAGATCCTCTACGCTTTTAGATTCCTGTGAGTGAACCGCGTGGTATTCCGTCAGGATTCCACTGTGAGCACGCTTGATACTCTCCAGGAGACGTTCTGCTGTAGGTACTGCTTGCTCTAGAACTTCCTTGATAACTTGTACATCATCTTGTGTTTGATACACAATGTGCACTAAGGATCTGTGCAGGTGCTCTGGATAGAGTTCTTCATCTCCTTGCACAAGCGCCCAACCACGCAAGAACTTAAGAATCTGAACTCGGCGGCGATCGCTGATAGTGATTCCCCGCGTAGCCAGAAGGTCAATTACTTGCGAGAAGGAATCAAGAAACTCATCGCTAGCTTTGATTGATACAACCTCTTGTTGTAACTGTTGAAGATCTTCGAAAGTTAGATCTGACTTAACGGTCGGTCTGTCCTTGAGACCGAGGGCCCATGCGTCAAGCGTGCGCTTCGATGTGGGTTTCTTGAGAAGATCTACTGTAGGTCTAAACAAGAATCGATCACAGAAGGCTTGAAGAGATTCCTCTTGAGGGAAGCTGTTCGTAGCAGCAACGATTGATTGAATCGGAGTTTCGATTACTTCGCGACCGTTGTTGAAGATACGCTCGTTGAGAATAGTCAGGAGAGAGTTAAGTACAGCAGAGCTGCCACGGAACAGCTCATCTAAGAATGCAATGTTGGCACTGGGTAAGTATCCAGAGACATCACGTACATACTCGTCTTTCAGGAGCTTCGAAACTGCCACCGGGCCGAATAGTTCACTTGGGTCCGTTGTGGGCGAGAGCAGGTAACCAAAGAACTGAGATCCTTTGAATCCGTTCGAAACAGCCCGTACCAATTCGGATTTACCCGTACCAGGCAATCCAAACAAGAAGCAATTTTGTTTAGTGATAAGTGAAGCCAGAAGTCCGTCGACAATGTCTTCACGTTCCAGGAAGCTGGTGTTGAGCGAAGAGCGGAAGCCTTGGAGGTTTGCAAAGAGAGTGTCGTTCATCAGTCGAAGATTTTGTAAAGGGTCTCGGCGAGAGCCTTGAAGAAGTTTTTCTTACGCGTGTCGCGGTAAGGTCCACTCAAGCTTTTCGTTGCTAGCAGCAGAACGATTGCTTTTTGATCCAGATTAGAAGTCAAGTTCATCAGTGGTTTCTGCTTCAATAGTTTTTACCTCGTCGATCAGATCATCCAGGTTTGCTGATTGAGCTTTCACTAGCTCAGTTCGTTGATCGAACAGAATTTGTAGATGCTTAGCTCGTTGTTGGTAGACATCTTTTTCTACTTGAAGTTCCTGATGGAGTTCATCTAATTGCTCTTGTGTTTCTGCTGTGTTTATCTTCGTGAGTAGGTCACGATAAGTATTAGAAAGAGCCAGCGATTTCTTCAGGGACTCAAGTCCGTCGCTGGAGTTTCGAGAGCTGACGATTGCTTCGAGTTCATTACGAATCTTGCCCTTCAGATCCGCATACTCTTTAAAGGCTTGGTTCTTTACCTTTGCAGAATCACTCTGAAGCCTTACACCTACATCGAGTAAATCTTCCGAAAGTTTGAACAGATCTTCGAAACCTGGGCAGTGTCTAGTAATCAGCTGCAGCGTTTCCGCTGTGATCTGCCACGAACCGCGCCGCCGAGCTCCGCCGGTTTGGCGCTCACCAACCTTAGATGAGACTCGAACGTCTAGGTCATCGAGAAGTTCGGCTGCTTTGGCCAATGCCCGATCAGCAGCACCTTCACGGGCAGCCTCAAGAACTTCGTTTGTGTTGAACAGAGCGGCTTCCTGAATCGCTGTGGAAATAGAGTGCTCCTCTTTGTTTTCAGAAACAACCAAGCTGACTGGGTTTGGTCCGACCACAAAGACTCTGATTGGATTCTCGAACTCCTGCTTGGTAGGGAAGATAGTTAAGTAAGCTTCTTTAGCTAGCTTGAAACCTTCGGGGTCATCACGGAACAACGGCTCAAGAAAGCCTTCAACTGTGTTCGACCAGCGAGTGTATTCTTCCAGCCAAAGTTCGTTCAGCTGTTCGTTGTACTTCGCAGCGTCAGAACGAATCTTGGCGATTCGCTCCATAGCTTCTTCAAAGTAGTCCTCGTGGAGGAAGTGAACGTCACCGTTGTGAATTGTGCACTCGTCGTACAACTTACGTTGTTCGATCCTCAGAAGATTAAGGAACTCCTTCAATCTCCCAGAGAGCGTAGGACGCACTGAGACTGATTGTTGTTTCTCGAGTACGTCGATAACAGCACCAGGCAGTTGAAGGTCTGCCATCTTTATCTGAGTGCTCTGTCGAACAGAGGCACTCACAGAGCAGTGAATCAGGAAGATCTTTTCGTTATTCACGATCACTTAAGACGACGGAAGACTGCGGTGATTTTGTCAGTGACCAGATCGACTGCCCCAGTCAAGTTGAGTTGCTTAATCAAGCTGTCGCGTTCGATCTTCGCCAGCTTCAGCTTGCGCTCTAGGTCTGCGATCTTGTCGTTGATCTTGTCAAGTTTGATGTGAGGCGAGGGGCTCCGGTCGATACGTACAACGATGTTCGTACGGAACTCAGGGAACTTAAACAGGGAGTCGTCGCCCTTGAAGACGGACAGATCCAACCCGAAGTGATCCGCGTGGCAGAGCATGGTTGTGAGGTTGCTCCGAGCAGCTTCGTACTCTGTCCCGAAACTTCCGTTCAGCTCGGCCAGGGCGTTGTCGCACGCGTCGTAACGCTCTGCACTGATGCGCCCCTGTTCGACCAGGGATTGTGTAGTGACCTTAGTCATTTGATGTGATTCGAAGGAGGCGCACCACGTTTAGGGCCGGTGCCGCCCATGCAGAGCAATGTACATCACTCAGCTTACCGTGTCAACCCTTGCGCAGAAATTTATCTGCACACGCTTGGCGGGGTACTATGTGTAACTTTTCATAGTTAAATTTCTTTTTCTATAAAAAGATTATCAACAAACCTGGACATACTTAAATACTTTTATCTTTCTCATCTGAGTCTTACGGGATCTCTCTGCAGAGATCCGTTTAGATCAGAGGAGACCTTTCGATCTGGCTACCTTGGCATCGTGATTGTATCTGCCTGTGTACCTGTAGCTAACTTGAGGCGTGTCAGACATTTCAGTAAAGATGATCTGACCGCACCGCATACCAGGCCACAGAGGGAAAGCACTAAACCTTTTAGCGTTCTTGAACTCGAGAGTCAGAACAGAATCATTGAAGCCTGGGTCGATGTAGCCCGCCATCAGGTGCTCTAATCCCGCACGGGCGAGGGATGACTTAAGCGCAAACTGAGCGCAGATAAAGTCTGGGATGTTAAAGACTTCTGCGCTTTGAGCCAGGATGAACTCGTTAGGAAGCAGTAAGTACGGATTAGATCTTGTGTGATCTGAGATGTCTTTAGGCAGTAGACCTCCGTCTTCAACCTCTATGAAAATGTTTGTTCCGAGAGTTATGTCCAGACTGGCCGGGTTGACCATCGTGGGATCAAAAGGCTCGATCATCCCACCTTGGCAGAGAGCTGTGATCCGCCAGTCTGGAAGCACCATAAGAAGCAATAAGCTGACAGAGAGACTAACTCAGTTTGCTGTGAATTTCATCAAAGAGTGCCCGACCCTTCTC